AAAAAAATTTCGCGTAAAAAATTTTAAGGTATAGGGATGAGTAAAAGTAAACCGTATTGGAATTTTTGGAAAGTTATTTTTGCGGGGTGGATTATAAGATATCCTGGAAAATTCTTTGATGTATTCCGATATCCGCTAATGGTCTTATTTGGGTCTATTGTAGTGATGATATATAATTCATTGAAACAATAAAAATTTCAATATGTTAGAAAAAGTTTATCACATATACGCAAAGAACCGCTGCCTGTTCCATTCTCTAAAAGAAGATGAATTTTATAGGACTTGGAACACTTTATTAACAATGGTAGATATCACATCTACAGAGTATCGGAAAGAAGATTTAAATTACGAAGAATTAATCGTAAATAAAAAAATAATTTCCGAGTCTTCTCACTGAGAGGGGGGGTTTACAAATACTAAATAGCACGATAAAATTGAACTGAAGGATTTTATTTCTTATGGCAAAAGGATTTACAGTAAAGGCAAAACCTCCCAGCACTCAGGGATCTGAGGATTGGGATATTGGTGCAATTAAAGAAAGAATGCGAGGTAAGAGCATTGTGTTCTGTTTACCAGGGCGCGGATGTTCTTTTACATTTTTAAAAGCATTTGTTCAGTTATGTTTTGATTTGGTACAGAATGGATGTGGGATTCAGATTTCACAAGACTATTCTTCAATGGTAAATTTCGCACGGTGTAAGTGTCTTGGTGCGAATGTTCTCCGTGGTCCCAAGCAAATTCCTTGGGATGGAAAACTACAATATGATTATCAACTATGGATTGATAGTGATATTGTTTTCAACACTGAGAAGTTTTGGCAACTTTGTGATCTTGCGTTTCCTGCGGAAGCAATTGATGAAGAAGGAGTTGTTGATGAATCGAAGAAGCGTGGAATTGTTGCTGGTTGGTATGCGACAGAAGATGGTCGTACAACCTCTGTAGCACACTGGTTAGAGGAAGATGATTTCCGTAACAATGGTGGAGTAATGAATCACGAAACCGTTGAGAGTATGGCTAAGCGTAAGAAACCATTTACAGTTGATTATACTGGATTTGGTTGGGTATTAATTCAGAAGGGAGTCTTTGAAAATCTCGAATATCCTTGGTTTGCTCCAAAGATGCAAGTTTTTGAATCTGGTGCTGTACAAGATATGTGTGGAGAGGATGTTTCCTTCTGTCTTGATGCGAAAGAACAGGGATATGAGATTTGGTGTGATCCTCGCATTCGCGTTGGACACGAAAAGACTCGTGTTATCTGAGGCAAATGTTTAATATTCTCTACAAAGGGGAAATAATGTACACTGGGCTTTCACATGAAGAATGTGCGGAAGCCCTTTCAGAACTCTCATATCAATTTTATGAGGGTGTTGAAATTGATCCGAATGAACTTAAATTGGAGGAAATTGTAGATGGCTAAGAGACCTTCTTTCAGTGGTGCTCAACTCATTGAGTCTAAACCCAAGAAAACACGGCAGGGGACAGGTAAACATACCAAGTATGCCGCGTCTTCTCGGAATAAAGCACGCAAGCGTTATAGAGGACAAGGTTGAGATTCTTATAACTAGTTCTTAAGGGGTCCAATCCGGTCATCCAAAGTCTCTCTATGAGGCAGAAAGTATAATTTAGATATGAAAAACCTCAAGTTTATATCACAAGATACTGAAATGGCACTCATTCAAGAGATGTCATACAAAATAAAAATGTCAGATTGGAATATTCACCCTTCAGATACTTGTTTTTTATGTGTCTCTCCTGATTATTCAGGTATTGTCACTCAACATCTCTCGCACTCATTATCAATGGGGCGGGAGATTTTTCATATTGAGGCAGTTAATGTGCCATTTCCCGATGAAGATGCCTTAGAATACAAAATTTCATTCGAAATTAACTTTGCGGAGTGGTGTCGTAAGTGGAAAACCTTCGTTTTATGTGAAGCTGGAGTCATTCGAGGTGGAAATTACACCTGGATTACCAATTCTATGAAAAAAATCACAAAATGTGATGAAAATTACAGAAAATCTCACTATTATACCCTATCATTATGTGAAAATATTCATAGTAAATTCAAAAGTGACCTAGTTTCTCTATATTATGATGATGAAATAGAGGATCTTCACTTTTGGTGGGAAAGACCAAACAATCACTGGACCTAATTCAGGGATAGAAACCCCTTAAAAAGTTCTGTTTAACCTAAAATAGGAGAAAACAGATGGCAATTCACCCAAATCCAGACCGAAATTCAAGTTATATGAAAGAAGTTTGGGGAACTTCAAGTTTAGCAACTGATTATTGGAGCATTCCTGAGAAAAAGTCGGAAAAAAAGATGCTTCGAGAGATTAATAACGACGAAATTACTCCAAAAAAGCACGATTTTTCTGTTCAGAATGAAATTCACGAAAAAATTCGTAATGATGATGATTATGATGATTGGAGTTATGGAACAGAACCATTTTATGGTCAAAATCTCTAATAAATAACTTGAGATTATATCTTACCATTAATGCCTTTAGAGAGAGTTAGTAAATCATTTAAAGATATTAGTTTATCTCTTCAGGTCAGCCCATTGACTTCTGATATTTTGTCAATTAAAAATGAAACTGCGATTGCAAGATCAGTTCGTAATCTGGTGCTAACTTCACCTGGTGAAAGATTTTTTAATCCAGAAGTTGGATCTGATGTTGGACAATCATTATTCGAAAACATCGATCCAATTTCTGCTAATACTATTAAATCTCAGATTGAAAATACAATCAAAAATTATGAACCGAGGGTTTCATTAACTCGTGTTATTGTAAGTCCTGATTATGATAATAACGCATTTAATGTTACAATCAGATATAATATTATAGGTATAGATGTTCCACCTCAACAGTTAGTATTCGTATTACAGCCAACCCGATAAATGGCAATAGTAAATTTTACAAATCTAGATTTTGATCAAATAAGGATATCCATTAAGGATTACCTTAGGTCAAGCTCAGACTTTACAGATTATGATTTCGAAGGATCGAATTTATCGATCCTAATAGATATTCTTGCTTACAACACTTACATCTCCTCATATAATGCTAATATGGTTAGCGGTGAGGTTTTTATTGACAGTGCAACATTGAGAGAAAATGTTGTTTCTTTAGCAAGGAATATTGGATATGTCCCGAGGTCAAGAACATCAGCAAGAGCAAATATATCTTTTTTCGTTGATGTTTCGAATTATCCATCAGTTCCAAGAACTATAACCTTAAAAAAAGGAATTGTATGTACTACAGAGTCTGATTTTAGTGGAGAAAGTTATACCTTTGTCATTAAAGAAGATATTACAGTTTCGGTTATAAATGGAATTGGATTTTTTAATGGAGTTGAAATATTTGAGGGAAGTTTATTATATTCCGATTTCTTAGTAAATTCTTTAATACCAAATCCACCTCAGAGATTCATTATTGAAAATCCTAACGTTGATGTGAGTACTTTAAGTGTTTCCGTTTTTGAGGGATCTGTAAGCAGTCTTTCTACCAAATATAGTTTGGCTCAAGATATTATTGATGTTAAATCAGATTCAAAAATATTTTTCATACAGGAAGTAGAAGATCAAAAATATGAATTAATTTTTGGTGATGGAATTTTTGGCGATAGATTGAAAAATAATAATGTAATCAGAGCGAGTTATGTAGTTTCAAATGGAGTATTAGGGAATAATTTATCCCAATTCACTTTCTCTGGTAGATTAGTAGACTCTAATAATAGTCCACTTTCGAGGGGAATCTCTAATATTGAGACAATTACAGCATCTTATGGTGGAAACGAAATTGAGAGCGTTCAATCAATTAGAAATTATGCCCCAAAATACTACTCTTCTCAGAATAGAGCAGTAACAGCAAATGATTTCAAAGCAATTATTCCGAGAATCTATCCAGAGTTAGAGTCTATTAGTGTTTTTGGTGGAGAAGACTTAAATCCTCCCAGATATGGGAAAGTTTTTGTTGCAGTTAAACCTCAGAGCGGTTCTTTCTTATCTTCAAGTGCTTCTCAAAATTTAAAAAATTTACTTAGAAAATATACAGTTGCTGGAATTGTAGTTGATGTTATTGATTTAAAATACTTATTCATTGAATTAGATACTACAATTTATTATAATGAAAACTTAACTAATAATGCTCAGACTCCTAAAAATAAAGTTATTTCCAATTTAGAAAAGTATTCTAAGTCATTGGAATCAGATAAAAGTGATATTAGATTTAAATATAGTAAAGTTTTAAATTTAATTGATGAAAGTGATAAATCAATTACTTCTAATATAACAAAAGTTTCTTTAAGAAGAGATTTTAGAGCATCTATTAATCAATTTGCTGAATATGAAATTTGTTTTGGTAATCAAATACATATTAATAGCCTTAATGGATACAATATAAAGACTTCAGGATTCTCTGTAACTGGTGTTAATGGAACTGTTTATATTTCAGATAAACCCAATCCAGATCAAAAAACTGGTAATCTTTTTCTATTCAGATTATCAACAGAATCTGATCAACCAATACAAGTTAGACAATCTGTGGGTAAGATAGATTATGTGAAAGGTGAGATACTTTTGAACCCAATTAACATAACTTCAACCATTATAGATAGTGGAGAATCTATTGTTGAGATTTCAGTAACTCCTAAATCAAATGATGTTATTGGTTTACAAGATCTTTATCTAAAACTTGATACAAATAAAGTAACAGTTACTGCTGTTCCTGATAATATTTCTTCCGGTAATGATATTTCTGGAACGAACTATATCACAACTTCAAGTTATACGAATGGAAAATTAATTAGAGAATAGTAGAAATGCAAAATACAAGGATTAAAATTAGTAATGTCGTCAAGAATCAACTTCCTAATTTTGTAAAGGAAAATTATCCTTTAGTTGAGAGTCTATTTAAGGAATATTATTCAGGTATTGAATATCAAGGTAGCACTCTAGACATATTACAAAATATTGACAAGTATGTTAAACTTGACAATCTTACTAATTTAATTGAAACAACTACTCTAAGTCAAGATATTTTTTTCACAGATACTAGTATTCCAGTACAGAGTACCACAGGATTTCCTGAAAGATATGGATTAATTCAGATTGATGATGAAGTTATTCTATATAAATCAAAAACTTCAAATTCATTTGAAGGATGCTCAAGAGGATTTAGTGGAATTACTTCATATGAGAATGGTTTAGAATTCCAAGAAACTAATTCTAGCCGTCATTCAAGGTCTGCTTCAGTTAAAAATTTAAATATTCTATTTCTTAACGAGTTCTTTAAGAAAATAAAATACCAATTTGCTCCTGGATTTGAGGATAGAAAATTTTTCTCTGGTTCTACTGTAAAAGTCAATAAAAATCTATTAATAAAGCAACTGAAGGATTTTTATACTTCAAAGGGAACAGATGCTTCATATAAAATCCTATTTAAAGCATTATTTGGGGATGATGTTCAAGTTATTAAACCAAGAGATTATCTTATTAGACCTTCGGATGCTCAATATAGAAAAAATCAAGAACTAGTTGTTGAAGCAATTATTGGCGATCCTAAAAATCTTGAAAATACAACGATATTCCAAAATGCATTAACTATTGATGGGGAAGATTTTATATCTTCTGCTTACGGTACAGTTAATAAAGTTGAGACTATATCCAGAAAAGATAAGACTTATTATGTTTTAAGTCTTGACTTTGATTATAACAAAGATATTAATTTACGTGGTTCAGTCTATGGAGAATTTGTAATTGGTCCAAAGACTAGAATTGTTGAAGATATTGTTTCGGGGTCTAAAAATATATCCGTAGATTCTACTTATGGATTTCCTGAAAAAAATGGAACACTAGTTGTTTATTATGAAGATAATACTTCCCAGTCGATATTTTATGAAAGAAAAAATTTAAATCAATTTTTAGGATGTTCTGGTATCACTAGAGATATTGAAAAGGCCAGTGATATCTACTTAGATTATCTTTGTGAAGGTGGTTTAACTGTTGGTCAAGATGAAAATCCAATTAAATTTAGAATTACTGGAGTTTTATCAGAAGCAGTAGTTGATCCAAAATCACATTATATTGTGAGTGGAAATAGAATTAATTTAAGAACTTTAGGAAAAGATATTAAGGAAGAAAAATTTAATAAATTTAAATTAAATATATGTCCATCATATAATGTAAAAACTGTCCAAATTAGCAACTCGCAGAATAATATTTACACTATATCTCTCTATGATGATCACATTTTTTATCAAGGTGATGAAGTAACTTTACAGACAACTTCGGGATTGTTTAGAACATATAATGGTGTTGTTGAGTCTGTTTTGGATGATTATAGAATAAATGTATCATTACCTTCAAATTTTGACTCAACAAAAAGGTATATAATTGAGAGAAATATTGGAAAGTTTAAATTTTCATATAATTCTGAAATATTTCCCGAATCTGATAATGTCTACATTACAGATGTTCAAAACACATATAGAGATTCCGAAGAAAATCTTTATGTTTCATCACAATCTTTACCAAATTACAGCAAAGATAGAATTAGTTTAAGTGATGAAACTGTAGTATTAAGCGAAGATTTTATTATTACTGAAGAGGTAAATGTAAATAATCCAAATAAGATTGATAAAATTTTAAATATTGGAAGACATTCTTTTATTACAGGTGATGCGGTATACTACCAGTCCGGACCATCTGGCAACTCTCTTAATATATTAGATGGAGTATATTATGTAAAGAGTCTGGGTAGTTTTAATAATTCTACTCAAATTAAATTGGCGAGCAGTAGAAGCAATATTAATAACAATATTTTTATTGACGTTCAATTTGATGATACAACTATAAAATTATCCGGAAAAGAAAATAAAATTTATAAATCAACGAATGAATTAATTTTCTTCCAAAATAATACAATTTCTGAGCAACAAACTACTTTTAGTAGAAAAATTTCCCCCAAAAATATTATAAGAAAGATTTCAAAACCAATAAGACCAAATAATAAAGTTATAACACCTTCGGGAAATATTGGAATTCTAGTCAATGGAGTTGAAGTACAAAATTATAAGTCAAATGATTTTATTTACTATGGTTCTATTAATTCAATAGACGTAAAATCATTTGGAAATGGATATGATGTTATACACCCACCAATTTTAGAGATTGTTGATGAGTCTGGAACTGGTGCTCAAGCAATATCACACGTTAGAGGTTCATTAGATAGAATTGATATTTTGGATGGAGGATTTGATTATGATGGAGTTCCTGAGATAAAAATTTCTGGCGGAAATGGATCTAATGCGATTGCAGTTGCAAATATGACTGTTTTTGAGCATTCTGTCGAATTTATTGCAGAAAGTAATCAAGTAAATACAATTACATATACAATAACTTTCAACTTAAAGCATAAATTTTATGATGGTGAAAGAGTCAGGTATGCTTATACTGATGCTCCTATTGGAGGATTATCTGAAGATATTGATTATTTCGTTTCTCCAGACTCTGATTTTGTTTTAAAACTTTATGGAACTTATCATGATGCAATTAATAAGACAAATCCTATAGAATTAACTTCTTTAGCACCAGGAAAACACTATATTAAAAGCGTAAATAAAAAATCAACGATTGGTACCATAGAAGTACTTAGAAGTGGTAAAAATTATACAAATAAAAATTTAGTATTTTCTAATGATAATTTAGATATCTATAGAAATTCTATAAAAATTAACAATCATGGATATAAAACTGGTGAAATAGTTTTATATGATTTTGATGGAACCTCTATACCTGGTTTAACGAGAAATACAGAGTATTTTGTAAGTGTAATTGACGAAAATCAATTCAGATTATGTGAAATTAATCTAGATCAAGTAAATCCCAAAGAATATAATTTAACTAGAAATATATTTGTTAATTTTTCTGATTATGGAACTGGAACTTATAGTTTAAATTATAAAGAAATTAAAGTTGAAATTATTGGCAATTTTAAAAACAAATCTTTACCAGTTGAAGATATTGAGGCAAAAATAATACCTTATTTTACCGGAGAACTGTTTTCAACAGCAATTCTAAACCCAGGTTCTGGATATGGATCTCCAACCGTATTAAATTATAATAGACAACCTAATATTATAGTAAAAAATGGATCTGGATCTGAATTAAGACCCATCATTTCAAATGGACAAATAAAAAGAGTTTTAATCGTTAATGGTGGAACAAACTATAATACAACCCCATCTATAGAAATAGATGGAGTCGGAACCGGCGCAAAATTAATTCCTATAATCTCAAACGGAAGAATTGTTGATATAAAAGTCATTTCTGAAGGAATAAACTATGACAATAATGGCACAAGTCTTAGAGTTGTTTCCTCAGGATCTGGAGCTGCGTTTGATTTTTCAATTCAAACTTGGAATATTAATTCTGTAGAAAGATTAATATCAAAGAACTTAATAAGTTCTAATGATATTGTTTTATATGACACAAAAAATGAATTTGGAGAAAGAATTACTCAATTAACTCATTCATATGCTCCAAGAAAGCTTAGAGAAAATATTTTAGTCTCTACAGTAGAGGGAGAACAAATTTTCTTCAAAAAAGATTTGGAAGTTGATTTTAATGGAGTTGAAAGTGAGACTTCAATAACACATTCGCCAATTATAGGATGGGCATATGATGGAAATCCAATTTATGGACCATTTGGGTTTACAAATCCAAATGGTACTGGACTAATTAAAAAGATGGAATCTGGATATTCAAGACTTTTGCGTGAAAATAGACCAAGTACGGATATTTTTCCTTTGGGATTATTTGTTGAGGATTATGAATATACTGGTATTGGTGATTTAGATGAATACAATGGAAGATTCTGTGTAACTCCAGATTTTCCTAATGGAATTTATGCTTATTTTTCCACAATTGGTGGATTTGATAATCAATTTAGTCAAAAATACTTAAGACCTGAGTTCCCATATTTTATTGGAAATGAATTTAAATCCAATAAAATAGATTTTAATTTTGAAACAACTATAAATCAAAACTCCATCTCTTTTGAAGAACTTAATTTGATTAGAAATACAAATCAATATAAATTTTTGAGCGATACTGCAACTTATAATTATGTTTTTAATCCAATCGATTATGAAGACCAACTGAACAAAGTAACAAGAACTGAGAGGGGTATAATTGATGATGTTGATGTCATTTCTGGGGGAGAAAATTATTCTGTAGGTGATAAAATTGAGTTTGATGAAGATGAGAATGGTAATAAATCATATGCCGAAGTAACTGAAGTTATAGGGAAAACAGTTAATAATATCTCTGTAATTAATACTATCGTTGAAAACGTTGAGTTTGGTACGTCATTAACTTCAAATTCTATTATTGGAGTTTCTTCTTCTCCACATGGATTAAATGATAATGATATAATTTCCATAATTGGATTAGATGAACTACTTACTAACAATAGAAAAGATGTTAGTTCTTCTGTTGATGTATTTACAAATCAATTAACACTAAATGAAAATATATTGGTAGGAAATTCTGGCGACAACTTTATACCAAAAACTATTAAAGTTTTGGGAAATTTAAAATCAACCGCTATTAGAGCTAATGACATTTACACTATTGGTGATGAAGAACTGAAGGTATTAAATGTATACCCACAAGATTCTAAAATAAATGTTTTAAGAACTAAAGCTGGCATTTCTTCTCATCCGTCAGGAACAATTTTAATTGAGAACCCAAGATTCTTTGAAGTTCCCACATCTAGAGATATTTCTTCTCCTGTTTTATTGTCAGATCAAAATTATCCATTAAATAATGAAATTTATTTTGACCCATTAGTTTCTATTGGTATCGGAACTATTGGAGATGTAACTTCAATTCTTCTTGAAATTAATCCTTTAAATTATCAGATAGGCATCTCTACAGACGCATTAGTTTATGGTGATTCAAGTGAAAAACTTAGTTTTGTATTTAACAATCCAGCAAATTCTTCCAATTTTAAAATTGGGGATTATGTAAGTTTGACTGGTTCAACCGATCCATCTCTAAACGATTTGGGATCTCTTAAAGTTCTTAATGTTGACTTTGGGTCAATTATTGTTGATTATAATACGAGTTCATTAACTGGAACCCAATTAGATGCTATTGCATCAATCGATCCAGAATTTGTTTCTTATGTTCAAAAGTGGATTACTAGAGAGATTCCAATTAGACAAATATATTTACCAGAGCACAAACTAAAAACTGGTGATAAAATTGTTTATAATAATAATGAAGGATCGCCAATTATTGTATCTGAAGATAAAACAAATACATTTGAATTGCTAGAACCAGATAATTTATATGCTTACGTATTTGATTCTAATCATATTGGAGTATCTACGGATATTGTTGGATTGACTAGTACCGGAGAATATTTAAATCCAGAAAATAATTCTACACTATTATATTTCATTAATCCTGGTTCGAGGAAATATCATAGTTTTAAAACTGATTATGATAATGTTCAGGTTGGAAAAATTTCTAAGAATATTGCAAGAGTAACTACATCAGGAAATCCTTCCTTATTCTATAATGAAAAGATTAATATTGATGTAAAAGATACTTCTCAAAGAGAAATTGTTGTAAAATATAATGATGCCAATAGAAGATTAATTTTTGATCCTAAACAATTTGTAGAAACTGACCCAGTAAATGATACGATTAATATTAATAATCATGGATATTATACTGGACAAAAAGTCATACACACTACAGGTGATATCTCTTCAATAGAAAATGATAAAATTTATTATGTTGTGGTTGAGGATGACAATAATTTTAGTTTAGCAGAAACTTATAATGATGCCATTTTAAAAAAACCAAATATTATCGGTATTACAACCACATCATTTGGAGAAATTTCTTCTGTAAATCCACCATTCAATCTTTACAAAAATCAAACTGTTGATTTTATCTTAACCGATGAATCTTTATCATTTACAAATAATGACGTAAAATTCTCCGCATTTGACTTTGACTTATATGTTGATGACCAATTTACTGAAAAATTCATAAAATCAGAAAATGATGATTCCTTTAAGGTTACTAAGACTGGAAAAATTGGTGTAGAAAATTTTGCAAAAGTTAGACTACAGATTAATGACCACACTCCACAGAAACTATTTTATAAATTTACCTTAGTTAATACTTCACTCAACATTCCAGAAACAAAATCTCAATATAGAGTTGATGATGATGATATTAAGGATAACAGCACATTATTCATCTTAGATAGTGCTTATTCGGGACAAAAGAGAGTTTACTCTTCTGGTTCAAATTATTTTGAGTATTTCTTAAGAAATAGACCTGAGAAGACTTCTTATACTACAACTAATTCCAATATTTCATATGTAACTGATTCTTATTCAACAACTGGAAGTATCAGTAAAGTTTCAGTTCTTTCTAGAGATAGAAAGTATAGAGTTCTACCAGGAATAACTTCTATTACTACGAAAACTGGAAGTGGCGCGTTACTATTCCCATCTAGTGAAAAAATTGGTTCAGTTAAAAAGGTTGATATTCAGAACATTGGATTTGATTATAGCATAGACTATAGTTTGAGACCAACTGGGAATCTCCCACAATTAATAAATGTTGAACCATTAAGTATATTTAAAGATATTAAAGTACTTTCTATTGGTAAAAATTATACTATTATACCAGATCTCATAGTTCTTGATGGATTAACTAATAAATTTGATGCCCAATCCGAATTAAAATTTATCCCAGATGATTATGAAGTTGAAATAATCCAAAATAGCTCTGGTCTTTTCAATAAAACTCCAATAATTGTTCCTATCAATAATTCTAACGGGATTAGTGTTAGAAGTGTATCTTATAATGTTGATAATAAGACATTGACATTCATTTTAAATCCATCATTCAGTAGCGAAGCAGATTTTCCATTTGATGACGGTGATAAAGTTTTACTTGAAAACTTTAGAGTTAATGATATTGTTGTAGACCCAATTACTAATGAAGTCACTGTAAATGAAAATGTTAAAGGAATTAATTCGGAAAACTATGGTTATGCTTTATTTACAGTTAGAGATGTAAACAAGGCAATTGGAGGAAGCGGGGCAAGTTTTACAATTGATATGAGTGATTATTTGGTTCGTGATGAGATTCCTGGTGATTATAGACCTGTCAACTCTTTTGGGTATGTCGTTCCTCAAAGTTACTTCCCAACATTTGAAATAACACTCCAGAAGAACAACTTTGTTATTGGTGAAGAAGTTGTTACTACTAGTGGTTTTACTGGAATTGTTGAATATTGGGATAGAGAGAACGAGTTTGTTAGTGTTCTTTCTGCGGATAAATTTGTAACTGGTGATAGAATAACTGGAAAAACTTCAAACTTGAGTGGTATTGTAGGAAAGGTTCAATTTTATGATGCTGAGTATAGAACAAATTCTTCATCTACAGTTGCTAGAGGTTGGGATAATACAATAGGATTCTTAAATGATAAGAGTCAGAGAATTCAAGACAGTTTCTATTATCAGTATTTCTCATATGATTTAAAGTCAAAAACTCAATTTTCAGAATGGGATGATGCAGTATCCAGTTTAAATCACGTATCCGGATTTAAAAAGTTTTCAACTTTTGAAGTAGAATCTTCAACTGAAACTGCTAATCCAGTTAGTATTTCATATTCAGAATTAAACTCCGTTTCAGATTTAATCTCTATAGTTGATTTGAATTCTTATGTCAATTTTGATATGGTTTCTGAAAATTCATATCTTCTTGATGGTAGAGTTGCATCTGACCAAATCGTATTTAATACTATTCCAATTCAAGATTATGCCGAATCTATCGGAAATAGAGTCTTAATGATAGATGATTTTAGTGGAGAATTTAATAATCTTCCTAGAGAAGAAAGATTTGTTGTTGCCGATAGATTCCCAATTTTCCAAACTAGATTTAGAAAGTATTTTACATATGTTAAGGATAAACTATTCTTTAATGAGAGGCAATTTGGAATAATTACAGTAATTCATGACAATCTAGAAGGTTATGTCTCTCAATATGGTAGGTTAGATACTGTAGGTGAATTAGGAAACTTTGAATTTAAGATTAATGGAAACTTTGGAGAAATTACTTTCAATCCATTCGATTATGAATTTAATGACTTTGATATTGAGTTAGTATCATATAGTTTATTCGATACTTTTGTTGGTTTGGGATCTACTACCCAAGAATATTATAATCTTGGAGACCTTGTTGTATTTAATAACCAGACCTCAAAAATTCCTGCTGGGACAACATCGACGGTTGGTATTTCCACTATAGATTTTTCATATAGATCTTCTAAGGTTTTAGTTACTTTAAATGATAATAATGGACAATTTAGAGAATCTGTTGAATTAAATGTTACGCATGATGGAACTGAAGTCTATATATCTGAATATGGAAAATTATATACAGAACCTCTCAATCCTCCAATAGGATTCGCAACTTACAGTGGAGTAATTTCTGGATCAAATATTATCATTAATGCAACTCCAGCAGTTTCTTATGGATCAACCCTAGAGATTAATACATTTAATATTTCTATTGGTGATATTACAAAAACATCTTCCGGTGTATTGGCACTAAGTAATACTCGATTGGAATCTGGATTTGTTAATATTGCAATAACTGCTACTCCGTCTCCTATACTAATTCATGAACATACTCTTGTTTATGGAGGATCTTATTACTATATTTCAGTTGAGGATGTATCCAATGGAATTTATAATTCATTAGAACTCACTACTGTTAATAATGATAGTGATGTATATCAAACTGAATTTGGATCTGTAATTAGCGATAATTCCCTTGTTGAACTTGGAACTTTTGAGACTCAAGTTGTTGGTAATAGGTGTAAATTATTCTTTACACCATTACCCGGTAGAAACATTAGTGTTAGATACTATTATCAAGGTGTGAAGACTATCACTGAAAATCCAGAAACACCAGGAGAATTAATTCTATCCCTTAACGAATCTCAAATTAACTCATATACAACTGATTATATTGGAACAGAAAATGCAATAAGAAGATCTTTTGAACTTTATCATAAAAATCTTAGAATTCTTAGAAGAGTATTTAATGCATCAAGTTTTACTTCTGTTAATTTAATTGAAGATACTATTAGAATTCCAAATCATTATTTTGTTACAGGTGAGGAAGTTGTATATGACACGAATGGTGATGATCCTATTGGAATAGCAGCTACCGATATTCCTGGAATTGGAGTTACTACTGTATTGCCATCAAAACTTTACATTGTTAAAGAGAATGATTTGTTTGTAAGAGTTGCTGCATCGGCATCCCAAGCATTAAAGTCTATTCCTGATTATCTGGATTTGACTTCTTATGGAACTGGAACAAATCATACATTCACAGGCAAAAAGGGAAATCCAAGATCTTTGATTACAATTGATAATATGATTCAACAGCCCATAGTTCCAACTTCATTTGAGACAACAATATCAGAACCTGTGGGATTGAAAGATGTTAGAGTTAAAGTTGAAAATCCCGAAGTCTTTATTGGTGGAGATATATTTAGAGTTGATGATGAAATTTTGAGAGTTAAAGTTGTTGGATTCGGTTCTGAAAATACTTTATTAGTCAATAGATTCTGGTTAGGTTCTCTTCCAGGAATTCACACTGTTGGAGCTGCCTGTACAAAGTTAACTGGAGATTATAATATTGTAGATAATACAATTTATTTTTATGATCCTCCATATGGACCAATTCCAATCACTCCAACTAATCCAAAACCAGATGAAGTTGATTTTGTTGGAATTGCTACAGGATCTTCATTCTCAGGAAGAATATTTAATAAATCTGGAGAGATTAATGGTTTAAATCCAACATATTCTGATAACATACTACTTGATGGACTTTCCGAAGAGTTTACTGGAATTAGAAGTGAATTTACTTTAAAAGAAAAGGGATTGCCAGTATCTGGAATTTCAACGTCAAATCTATTTGTATTAGTTAAGAATATCCTTCAGGTTCCTTTTGATGAACAAAATAATCCAAATGGAGCATTTACTCTCGGACAATTACCTGGACCTGGTGGAGAAACTACAATTATATTCAAACAAAATGAAGAAGTTTTGAATATTGATGATATAAACTCAACCAACCTTCCTGCAAGTGGAATAATTGTAAGCACGGGATCTACATTTGGAGCAGGATATCAACCACTGAGAACTCCTGGAGCATCGGCAACAATTGCTAATGATGGATCAATCTCAAATATAACAATTGGGTCGACTGGAAGTGGATATAGACTAATTGGTGGAAAAGAAATTTTAGTTACAACTTCTTCTGGAATTTCTTCAGGATTAAATATTCTACCCATCAATGAAGAAAGAGGATTGTTTGATAAACTAGCATATTCTTCTTCTCAGACATGTAGTGTTGGAGTTGGTACAGTTTATAATGATGTTCAGATTATCGGATTTGATCAAATAAGTTCTACAATAACTCTTGCGGAAAACCTAGATGTAGATCTTCCTGCCGATTCTCAAGTTTCAATTAAACTGAATGATTTAACTACAGAATTAGTTGATATTGGAATTAGAACAGAAAGTCAATCAGACTATGATGTAACTTATCTTGGATTTACTACAGTTATTAATGGTTCTATTTCATCAACTTTGAATTTAGTTAATCCTGGAATAGCTTTAACTGCTTTCTATGATGTTTTTGAAACTCGTGCGTCACAATCAGTTTCTGTAGGATCTACATTAGTTTATGTTAATAGTATTAGAAATATTAATAATATTAACAATTATATTACAATAAATTCAAATTTCAATGTAAAGATTACTGGAATTGGAAATACTTTTATCACTGTCGATACGCCATTAGCATCTATTGCGGAAAATGACGTTGTAACCATCAGAAGATATTCTCCTCCAGAGATTGTATTTGATTCTCCTGTTGGTTACTCCAATATTCCATTAATTTATAGTTCAGATTCTGGATCTTCTGGAATTGGGTCGGGGGCAAAACTTGATTTGATAGTTGGCGCTGATGGTAGTGTTATTGATTTTACATTCAAAAATAATGGATATGGATATAGACCGTTTGATGTGTTGACAGTTCCTACTGGAGGATTAATTGGAATTCCAACAGATCCTTCACAAACATTTAGTGAGTTTAAAATATTTGTTGATGATGTGTATGATACTAAGTTTTCATCTTGGTCTATTGGAGATCTTCAAGTTATTGATAATTTTGATGATTTGTTTGATAACGTAAGACAAATTTTCCCAATAAAAATTAATGGAGAAATAAAATCTCTTAGAGCAAAGAAGGGATCTAGTATTGATATTCAGGCAACTTTAATAGTTCTGTTCAATGATATTCTTCAGGTTCCTGGCGAAGGTTATACATTTAGGGGTGGAAGTATTATTTACTTCCCAGAGCCACCAAAATTTGGAGATACTGTTACTATAATATTTTATAGAGGAAATGGAGATGTTGATGTTTTAGATGTTGATGTTTTAGAACCAATTGAAGTTGGTGATTCTTTGAATATTGTTAGTGATGTTAAGAGATTAAATCAAAATGAAAGAATTGTCTCTGAAATTGTATCTTCTGATTATGCAAATACTTTCATATATTCTGACAAAGGAATTGTTAATGATTTTAATTTCTTAAGACCAGTCATTTTATCCAAACAAACTATCGATGCTGTTGTTGATGGTCAATTTGTTGGTAAAGATAGAGTTTACTATGAACCAAATATATTCCCTTCGGCAAAATTAATATCAAATATAACTGGGGTTTCTTCTGCATTTTATATTGATAGCTTAAAACCATTTTTTGATAATGCCGCAGAAATTATAGAAGATAGGGAAAGAAATAAGATTAAAATTATTGACCAAACACAAAAATCTGCTGCCAGAGCAACTTGCCAAGTAACAGATGGAGAAGTTACTTCAGTCAATATCATTGACGGAGGTGAAGGATATGTTACGGCACCTAATGTTTCAATTGAATATCCATATTTCTCAAATCCATCTCCAATAGGTATAGCATTAACAAATATTGACACCCTAATTGGAACAATATCTTCTACAGGCATTTCAACTGCGATTATTGGTGAATTTTTATCTGGTCAAAATAGTGGTGCCTCAGCAATTCTTGCTGGAATAACTACTGATAATTATATTGAAGTTTTACCAATTAATTTGAATAGATTCCAAGTTGGAGAAGAAATAAATCTATTTGAGAGTGGATTTAGTGCCGATATTCTTAGCATAGATTCTACAGAATTTGCTACAGCAACATCAACAATATCTTCTGGTTCAGTCAATTTAATTACAATAACAAATCCCGGAACAGGATATACTTATGGTCCAATCAAGGAGTTACAAGTTATATCAAATGGTTCTGGATATCCTGCAACTTTAAATGAATCCAATAGCACATTCACTTCTGCAAGACTTAAGTCTAAGACTGGAATTGGTAGAAATGCTTCAGTTGATATTAACTTGATTGTTGATCCAATTACCGAAAATTTTGTAGTTGATATAAACAATGTTAATATTACTTCAAAAGGATTCAAATATTCTGTTGGAGATATTTTGGAAGTTGATGTTTTTGATAATCCTGGAATTGGAGAAACTTTTAGAAATTACCCATTAACAAACCCATTTAGATTTGAAGTTACTGAAATAGAATCTCCGAAGATATCTATTGACCCTCCAACACCAAAAACTGAAATAATTTCTGATATTTCATATGTTTCGGGAGATTTTGGTATTGTTGTTGGAGTCAGTAATATTGACAGAGTTGTTGTTGGAAGTATTGATCCACCAGCAATTATTTTTGATATGTACATTCCAGAATATTCTATTCTAAGAGATGAAGATTTTATCGGAAATACTGTTGTCGGATCTGCAATAACAATTTCTCAATTACAAACAGGAGATTATTTCTCAATTTCCAATTCAACAGTTGGAAATATTCCAAATACATCTTACAGTATTGATGGACAAGTTGTTGGTGTATCCACGAATTTGGATAACATTTACCAGGTACTTTTCGCGCAGATTATACAAATAAATCATCCAAAATATGGATTAATTTATATAAATCGAGTTTCATGTCCTATACAGAATTTAACTAGTGAGTTTAATGGAACTTTAGGGCAAAGTGATATTGCGGAGTTTAGTTGGGGCAAAATTTCAAACTTAGATAAAAGAATCACTCCAAAAGAATTCAATGTTGATTTAACATATACACAAAATCATCCAATTGTTCAAAGATATAATCCGTTGAAGATTGCAAATTATGATTATTCTTCTTAATTATACCTTATAAATAATCAAAAAATGTTAAAAAATGTCGGCAATTATAACTGACCAGCTTAGAATATCTAATGCTCTTGGATTTATTGAAAAAGTTAATTCCGCAAATAACGCATATTATGTGTTTTTAGGATTATCAAATTCGACCGAGTACTTACCTACTTGGGAAGATTTGCCTCCATTTCCAAGAGATAATTTTAATGAGGAGAATAAAATATGGGACACTATGTTCTCACTCAAAAAGATATCACCGGGAGATGTTTCTCCTGTTGTGAGGAGAATTAATTGGGAGTCTGGAAGAACTTATGATATGTATCGTCATGACATAAGTATTGATAAGCGTGCTAATCAAACAGATTCTACTTCTTTATATTCTTCCGATTATTATGTTGTAACTCAAGATTATAGAGTTTATATTTGCCTTCAAAACGGAACTTCTCCAGAATCTGTTAGAGGAAATCCTTCTTTGGATGAACCAACATTTACAGATCTAGAACCTAGATCTGCTGGTACTAGTGGAGATGGATATGTATGGAAATATCTTTATACAATAAGACCTAGTGAGATTATAAAGTTTGATAGTACTAACTTTATCCCTGTTCCTAGAGACTGGAAGACAAATCCCGATTATTCCGGTGTTATTGAAAACGCTTCAACAAGTGGACAATTAAAAATTGTCAATATCTTAGATAGAGGAACAAATTTGGGTGCTCCCGGTCTATATCAAAATATACCTATCAAAGGTGATGGTAGTGGAGCAACGGTAACAGTTATTGTTGGAAGTGATAGAACAGTTGATAGTATATTTGTTTCAAATGGTGGAAGTGGATATACTTATGGAACTGTTGATTTGGAAAACTCTGGATTATTTTTAAATGATCCACCAAAGTTTGATGTAATAATACCTCCAAAAGGAGGACATGGTGCCGATATTTATAGAGAGTTGGGATCAACAAACGTATTACTCTACTCTAGAATTGAAAATGATATTGGTGATCCTGATTTTATAGTTGGTAATAAGGTTGCGAGGGTTGGAATTGTCCAAAATCCTGAAGCATTTGATTCAACTTCAATTTTAAACAAAGAAAAGGCAAGTTCTGTATATGCTCTCAAATTAAAAGACAATTCAGCAACAATTTTACCAAACTCATCATTCACACAAGACATTGCTGGAGTAGGAACTGCTATTGGTAGAGTTGTTTCTTATAATGATGAAACTAAAGTACTAAAATATTGGCAAGATAGGACTCTATATGGATATACAACATCCGGAATTTCAACATCTGCTCCAAATGGTTATAATCAAATTCAATTTAGTACCGAAGATAATATTGAAGTAAATTCAATTATTGTTGAAATTGATGATACTTTTAACGGTATATCTACAGTAATAAATAGTGGTACCGTATACCTTGGTCAAAATTTTGAAGAAGGATTTGCTAACCCCGAAGTAAAAAAATATACGGGAGACATTATCTACGTTGATAATAGACCCTCAATTAGCAGATCTTCTAATCAGAAAGAGGATATTAAAGTCGTTTTACAATTCTAATCAATCATGCCACAAGAAACTAATTTGAATGTAACTCCTTATTTTGATGATTTTGACGACAAAAAGAATTTTTATAAAGTTCTTTTTAAGCCAGGATATCCAATTCAATCTAGAGAATTGACTACTCTACAGTCAATTTTACAGAATCAGGTTGAAAAGTTTGGATCACATTTTTTCAAAGAAGGTTCTCCAGTTCTTGGTGGCAATGCAGTTTATAATAATTATTTTGAAGGAATCCAAGTAGAACCAAACTATCTTGGAATTTCTGTAGATTCTTATTTGAAAAATTTTATTGGCAAATATCTCATTGGACAAGATTCTCAAGTAAAGGCAAGAGTTGAATTTATTTTGCCCGCTAACGAGTCTCCAACTGGCAATACTATAATATATGTTTCATATAGGGATTCAAATTCATCGCAAAACACAAGAGAATTTAATTCAGGAGAAATTCTTTTATCTCAGGATGATGTTCCTATTATTTCTGGTGGATTTACTACAATTCAGTCTGGACAGGGAGTATCTAGAGTTACTTCACAAAATTCTTCTATTGTTGGATCTTCAGTTACTATTCCAGACAGTGTCTTTTTTATTAGAGGATATTTTGTTAATGTTGAAAGAGAAACTATTATATTAGATCCTATTGCAAATAATGTAAATTATAGTATTGGACTAAAAATAACGGAAGATATTGTCACATCTGACGATGATGAATCTTTAGTTGATAACTCACAAGGATTTACAAATTTTGCTGCTCCTGGAGCAGATAGACTTTCAATTACCGTATCTTTAGCAAAGTATTCATTTTCAGAAACTCAAGATGAAGGATATATTGAGTTATTTAAAGTTGTAGATGGATCTCCAGATAAAGTTCAAAGAGATGCTGAGTATAATCTTCTCGCAAATGAGTTTGCTAGAAGAACTTATGATGAATCTGGAGACTATTATGTTGCCCCATTTAAGGTTGATGTTAGAGAGTCTCTTGATAATTTAAAGGGAAATAAAGGAATATTCAAAGAAGGTCAAACAACTTATGGTAATAATGTTGCTGATGAGACTCTAGGAATTTATAAAGTATCTCCAGGAAAGGCATATATTAGAGGATTTGAAGTAGAAATTCCAAATCCAACCTTTATAGATTTTCCAAAACCAAGATTAACTAAAACACTAAAAAATCAAAGTATTGTTTATACAACCGGATCAACTTTTACATTGAATAGAGTTAATGGAAATCCTTCTTTAGGAATTTCGACAGATTATACAGTAACTCTAAGATCCGAAAGATTGGGAGTAGATGATAATATAGCACCAGGAAAGGAAATTGGTCTTGCTAGGGTTTATGATTTTGCCTTAGAGTCAGGGTCATACAATAGCCTGTTTCCAAATTCTAATGAGTGGGATATTACTCTTTTTGATGTTCAACCATATATTGAATTTGAACTGAATAATCCAGTCACCTTACAGGTTCCAACTTTTATTAAAGGCAGTTCTAGTGGTGCTTCTGCATATTTAAGAGAATCTATCACAAACTCTGGAATTGTTACTGCATATAATGTAGAAGGAAAGTTCTTAAGAGGTGAAAAACTAAGTTTTGATGGTATTCAAAATAATAGAATTATAAAATCATTCACTCAATATGATGTAAATGATTTTAAATCAATTTATGGAGAACCAGTTGGAACTGGAGCAACTTTTAGTGCTGATTTAATACAAACGGTTAAAGCATTTGCTGGATTTGTTTCTATTTCTCCTGTAGTTGGTGGAATCAGTACGGTAACAAGTTCCGACTTTACATTTTCTGGACCATCAAAGATTAATGATATTGTAGCATATTCAACTCCAGGTAATGTTGTACCAACATTTGCAAAAATAACATCTATTTCTGAAAGACAGTTGGAAATTGAAGAAGTTACTCCTGTTAGTGGAGTTTGCGTATCTACACTTCCTACATCAGTACTTTCTGTATCAGATTTTAGAATTTTAAAGTCTGGTCTTCAAAGTTCTACAGATAATACTTTATTTACAGTATTTCCAAAAGATAAAATATCTTCACTTAACTTAGAAAATTCTGAATTAATAGTTAGAAAGCAAACTGTTATTAATATTTCTGGAAATAGTTCTCAAGTAATCGTATTACCAAGTGATGAGAGATTTTTACCCTATGATGAAGAAAGATATTCTGTATTTTATCCCAATGGAAGTACAGATCCACTTAGAGAGGATAAATTCTCATTCACATTAGGGTCTCAGAATCTAAGGATTAATGGACTATCCGCTTCTACTGGAACTGCGATTTTAACATATACAGTCAAAAAA